GTGTTTATTCTATTTTTTTGGGGCGTAAAATAATTTTGCCCGCAATCCCCCCCGCCAGCACAGCCCCTATTGTAAATGAAACATTAAAATTATTTGGCACAAGTACACCTCCCTTCTCGTGTGGTATAATATAACATATGGGTAAAAAAAGGAGACGATACATCATGCTATTTCAACTATTTCAACTAGTTGCACGTTTTATAAGTGTCTTGGTATATATTGCAGTAACAGGAGTGATGTTTCTAGGCACATATGCCTTATGTACTTTTTTATTATTCTTTGTATTCTTTATGCTTTTAATTGTATTAGGATTAGTAGGATTAGATTCATTTATAATGCAATACTTTGATTATATAATGTGGCTCTTTCTACTAGGAAACTTTATATACTGCTTCTACAAATGCTTTCACAAGTCCGACACTATATATACCATTAAAGCTATACTACAGAGAGATTACAAACACAACTGCTAAAATATCAATAGTCCACAAATTCGTGGGCTATTTTTTTATGCTTTGTTCTCCTCCTCGGCGACTTCGCAAATCGCTTCAACCCACAGCATCAATTCCACTAGTTCCAAATTTTCGTAAAAGAAAACTGGCGTCGAAGTTCTCGATGCCAGTCTTACAATTATTTTACGAATTTCTTTGGGTGGAATTTTTATCTGAGCAAAAAATTGCTAACTGATGCAGTTAATTTAGTGAAGTCTCCGGCTGGTAGGTCTAATACATCGTCGTACGTCATGCCTAATAACTTCGCCACAATTGCCGCGTGGTATACCATGGAGAAGTTAATCATGATATTTGCATCGCCGGCAAGGCGTGCTTCCTTTTCTGCTTTTGTCAAATCGCGACCGGTTAAGGAGTCAAAATCAAGTTCAACTTCCTTAACTAATTCGCCTTTGATTGTTAATTCTTTGCTTAATGCAATTTTCATAGTGCCTCCTAAATTCCAAGTGCATCACGTACTTCTTGCAAGAAGTCTGTGCCGCCAATATTGGCAATACTGTTGTACTTGTCAATTTCAACAACAGTCTTATCATTCACAGTGATTTTGAGGTAAATCGCTTCAAGCACTGTAGAAGATCCTACTACAGATGCCGTTTCAAACTTACCGAGGCCCACCTTCTTAGGCATGCCTTTAATAATCACGCGAACCTTATCAATTTTATACTCACCCGTGCTTCGGTCAATATTCTGTTGAGCGCCACGGCAGTCAAGCAGCTTTGTCTTATTGCCGGCTAGTGCAAATAAGTTCTTATCGAGGGTTCTCCAATTTAATTTAACTTCCATACTGGAGAAATGCCCTACAGTTGGGCTATCAACCTCCCCAGCAATGCCGGCGCCTTTAATAGTCTCCGTCATAAAGTCCAAATCAGGTAGCTCGATATCACTCACACCCATTAAGTCGTTTGACTCAGAGTATACTTTAAACTCAACGAGTTTCTCAGGAATCATTCCGTTCATTGTCTACCTCCTTTTACTGGAATAGCGTCTTATACGCCATTGGGTCAAATTCAATCTTATTCACGATTTCACGCGCAGGAACTGGTGGTGTCAAATATGTGTAGAATGTGGCAATGCCGTCTATTAAATTTGTAATTGGATTGTCCAATTGTCTAAACTCAACACGTCCAGCAATCAATGCCTCTTGACCTACTAACCCATTCAAACGAATATTCTCGCTATCCACAATAGTGTCAATCAATCGTTTACGCAATGGATTGTCTACTTTTTCAAAGTACGTTTGAATGAAAGTCTGAGCATGCCAATTGAACATTTTACGAACACAGATGAAGCGATCTTTAGGATCAGTATTAGCAGGATAACATGCCATTTCATTACCCCATAATCGCCAACCGCCCACCATATTCATGGCTGTTACTATGCCTTGGCTGTTAAGGTAGTTCGCATTTTCTAGTTGCATGATAACTTCAGTACCATCTTTTAAGCATAAGCCATTGCCTTTAATTGGCTTGTTAGATGGCGATTCAAATGGAATATCTCCGTTGCTTGCTTCCACGGTACCAGCAACGCCTACGGCCTGTGTTGATAGGTGGAATATCTTACTACCTAGTTTGACCATTGGCCAATAGTCTAATTGGTATTTAGACGTATAGTTGTTTGTTTTCTTCCACTCGGATGCTGCGGAGTATGACTTCACTGTATCGGTCGGAAGATCTGTGTGAGCGATTGCGGTAAACATACCGTTCACATTGGATACCTTCGCCGACATAATCGCAGCTACTTCTGGATCATGAGACCAACCAGGCGCAGCAATTTGACCAGGAACGATACTGAACTTGGAGAATACACTATTCAATGCTTCCAAGCCCTTGTAGGCACCTGTCTCGTTATCTACACCGCCAATGATGTCGCGCTTAGTTACGCGAGTAGGCTCTAATTTGTCGAATGACGCATATAGATTACTAGCAGAGCTTGCGGACCCTGTTGGGATAACATGTACTAACACGTTTCCGGTATCGTCGTGCGTCACTGTGTAATCTGTGCCTTTAGTAAGTGCGCTGCCACTTGTGCTAGATTTGACTACTAACGTATCTACTAATACTGGGTCAGTGATTGTACCAACACCATTAATAACTGCTACAGATTGATTCACTGCGCTATCTTTATGCATTTTAGGGTCAAGCACGTTGACAAATACTACAGGTGCTGTTGCAAATAATGCAAATTGACTGTAGATTGCCTCGCACAACGTGTATTTCTCCCAATCGTCGGAATACCCTAGTGCTTCTACCGCTTCTTGATACGTGTAGCATAATACCGGTGTATTCACTGGCGCTGGGTTCTTCGCTAAGTGCAACGGAGCTGTACCAAAGAACACAGGCAAGCATCCTTGCGTATTGACTGGCGGAATAATTGTAGTAGGTACTTCTTGTACCCGAATACCATGATTAAACATTGCGCTCTCTAATCTCCTTCTCGTATTGTTCTAACACAATATTAAAATACACCCGTTCTAAGCTAGTTGGATTTTCCAATGCTTGGCGAGTGTCTTGGAACTTGGAAATAGGGACGAACAATTGACGGATTTCTGCCGCTTTTGTATTTGCAAAGTCCTCTACTTCTTTTGGAATTTGTTCATATACTTGGTATGTCAAAATACCGCGTGTATGCATGTTTGGCCCTACATAGATAAGGGCTTCTGTTGGAGTATCAGCATAGGGCTTACGCACTGGTTCAGGCGTAGCTGTTGCTGTAACTTCTAACTCGTCCATGTTGCCTCCTTAAAATTCTAAATCCGTACGCCCTACATTCGGGATAACGAATTGAACATCTAATGTTGCGAAGTAAGCTGGAAAGGCTTCATCTTCTTCTACGACCCATTTAACAGGGTCGTTATATGTATATCGCTTGCAGATAATCGTGCGACTTAAGATAGCTTGACGAATATCTTCGAGGATATTCAAAACGGTAATCCAGCCTTCCATTGTATCGCGGTCTGCGGCACAAATAATGAATCGTACCTTGACCGTCGATTCTTCGTGATCCGATTCACCGTCAAGTACACGAATAAGGACGTAGTGGTCATAGGTGTTGTCTCTCATTTCCTTTTGTTTGAGGAATCCTGCCTTGACCTCTATTTCCTTTTCGTTTTCGTCGCCATCGATATACTTTTGGTTTCGTAGGACATCTTTTGTAAATCCTACTAAATCTTTCAATAATTGTACTTGCGTCATTTCCTACCTCCGATGCCCGCGAGTACACGGTCCACCTCGTGAGCGAACTCCTTATTGAGTCGTTCTTCCGTGTCTTTAACAACAGGCTCGCGTATCTCATCAGCTTTAAACATTTGCGGTATAGATGGTCCGTATCGTTCGACAACCGGAAAGCGTTTCTTGCTTTTACGGTTCACCACTGCCATATGGCCCGATTTAAACTGAGTAAGGAATGCACCCTTGATTGTCTTCGCACCGCTTCCACGTTTTACCGCAACCCTTAACGGCTTGTTGTGACTACCTTTGCGTTGGATCGCCCTAGGCAAAACCTTATATTTACTCAGCGGGATAACTCCACCTGTCGATATAAGTTCTGCCGTAAGTGATTTACGACTCGACTTGCGTAGGTCAAATGTCTTTCTAACATCGCCTACTTTTACATTGTAATTTTTAGAAATCGCCCTTGATGCGTAAGTGCGTGCGCCACGTGCTGTCTTGTTGATAGCACTATTCGCCGCCTTTTCCACACCTTTCGGGATGTCCTTCAACTTCTCCAATGCTTTGTCGATTCCTTTCAGCTCGATATTAAGCATGCTATCACCTACATTTCATTAGCGACCCACGTGATAGTGAGCACTCCCATATCATCGGCAACATTAATCACTTGCCCCAGCTTATGGTTGAGTTCAAATACCATGCCTATTGTTGGCACCTTCGGCAAGTCTTCCTTGCGAACGTTAATCACGCTACCGTAGGCATAAACGCCCTCACGGTACGCGTCTTTGCCATATTGAGGATATAGTGCTTCATTCAGCACTACATCCTGCACAATGGCACGGCATCGGTAGCCGTCTAGCATATGCCAATCGCCGTATTCATCAAGGTTTAGGAATGTCGCAATATCATCGTTGATGATACTTTTGAAGTCCATGATTACTGCATTTTAACCACGACAGTGGCATCTTTCGCCTCGGCGTCTTGCAATGCAACGCCCACTTTCACACCGTCGCCCTCAGTATTAGATACTGCGTTATCAGCTTCCTTAAAGTGAATTGGGTCGCCTGCTTTAATTGCTCCTTGACCTTTAGGCATCACGAATGCGCCTTTGATAGATACCGTGCAGTTCTCATTCGCCTGCGCGTCAGTAGTTGCCACGCCTACTAAGCCTACACCTACTTTAACAAGGTCGCCTGCTTTAATTGCTTTTGTTGCTTTCGTAGTAACTGTGTCACCATTTGAATAGAATTTACAAGCCATGTATATTCTCCTTTCTATTTACCCGCATTTTTATAAATGCCTTTAGTATCAACTACAGTCACACCGTAATCCATGTAGATGCGGTAGCGAATACCTAACGTATCGAATGCCACTTGCGATTCAATCACAGGTCGTTGGTTGCCATTTAAGTAGGTCACCTCGATTGTATCCATTAGCATTTGGTCCGCCAAGAAGTAGTATGCATCTGTATCTAATGCATCAAGTTCTGCGTCAGTGATGATTTGCAAGGAACCCATCAACGGATTTGTAACACCGTAATGTGTCGCATTAGGGTCAGAAGTAGATGTCAATAATTGACGTGCTAAGAACTCGCTCTTAGTCGGTACAATTAAGTACTTAGGTGTGATATTTAAGAATTCTTCCCCGCGTAAGTTCTTTTGCTTGCGCATAGCTT